TAATTTTATATATTTGTACAACCGCCAAAGTAAAGTATTTAATAATTCCCTTTTCTTTTGCGCTTGGCGGTAGCAATCGAGGAGGGTTTATTTTTTATATTATGAAACACATACCAAAAGAAAATTTTTTTGACTCAGTTGAAAATCCTTTTGCACAAATTCAAAAGAATAAGCCAAAGCAATATCAAATCGGTATCGATACCTTTGAGCGAGCTGAGGCAAACTTAATTAAGGAGGAAATTCTAGCGATTTGTAAATTTAATATTGACAAATATTGCTGGAGAAAAAAAGACCAAGACAAAGAGGATTTTAAAAAGATTATTGACTATGCCAATTGGGCGATAAAAAATTTATAATGGACTATCTAATTGTAAAAAATAATAAAATCGCAATTCACTTATTGCCTCAGGTTGGAACTTCGGGGCGTGAGTTTCGAATGATTGGAACGGCTAAGAATTTAGAGATGCCGGAGAAGTGGAGCAATCAAAAAAAAGCCTTTTGCTCTCACTGGATTTATACATTTAAATATTTGGATAACTCCGAGATTTTTGAAATGGAGTTCGACTATAATGATAATTTTATAAAAAAGATATGACAGCAAAAGACAAAGCAAAAGAGTTATTCGATAAATATTGTCACGCGATTAGAACTGAAGAGGACGACGACGGATATTTTACAAATATAATTCACGCAAAGCGATGCGCTTTAATAGCAGTTAATTTACATATGGAAGAGTTATCTAAAATGAAATTAATATTTTCAGACAGAGAAATTCATTATAGATTTTGGGAAAATGTTAAATTAGAAATTGAGAAACTATGAAATTAATTGCAGCGATTTTATGTTATGAGTTTATAAGGCCGAAAATAGTTTGGCTCTGGTATTTTTTAATTAAAATAGGCTCAAAATGAAAGGTACAAAATACATTCCAAAGAACGACGACTTAATCGAGATTATTCAATTTGTAACCTGGTTGCGATTGGAATGCGATTTTAATTCAATATACCTTTGGGATTACAAAGGTAAAAATTTAACCTTAGAGGAATTATTAATTATATACAGAAAATTAAATGAACAATAGAGAAAAATTAATCGTTGAAATTATGGCGTGGTTTTCAGTTATCACGTTGGCAACTTCATTAATTTATTTGATGACTCGATAATGACAGAGCAGCAAATTCAAACTAAGATAAAAAAGAAACTCCAGGCGCAAGGGTATTTTGTTACAAAACTAATAAAGACCTCAACAAATGGCATTCCGGATCTTTTAGCTATCAAAGACGGACAAGCGACTTTTATCGAAGTAAAAAAGGAAAATGGTATATTATCACCTCTTCAAGAGTTGAGGCTCTCAGAGCTTAAAAAATACGGCTGTATTGTTAAAGTTTGGTCAGACTTTGAAACAAACTTTTAACAAATTTGTTACAAAATAACTTTTTTGAGTTATATTAATATATTTACTATATTTGTAAAATGATAAAACCTTATACAATATCGACTCAAATGTGGTTGGAGCAAGAGGACGACAACTTAGGCCTTAACGGATCATTTGTGGATTTTAGAGTCAACGTCGATAGTATAGACGGATTTTGGATTGAGTCACCGGAGGAAATCGTCCTTGTAATTAGAGGAACGGCTTATTATATTGAAAATGAGACTCACGTTTTACATTTTTTAAGTGAGTATTTTAATCCAATGCGGTTATGATTATTCACGAACTAGCTAAAAAGGACGCGCAATGGAGAAAAATGGCTTTACAAATTTGTAAATGCAAAGACTTAGCGGACGAGTTAGTTCAAAATATGTATATTAAATTATCTGAGAGGACAATTCCAGTCTCAGACGGATATATTTTTGTAACTTTGAGATCATTATTTTATGACTCTCTTAAAAATAACGATATTTTAATCGACGATTTTAGTAAATTTGAAATCGAAGAGGAGGAATATTGCGAGGGCATTGATTATAATGAACTCTCAAAAGATTTAACCTGGTACGAAAGGACTCTTTTTGAACAATCAACGCTTATAGGTCAACGAGAACTCTCAAGACAAACCGGAATACATATTCAAACGATCCATCGAGTTAATAAGATGGTTAAATTAAAACTAAATGGCAAAAAAAAGGATTAAAAAAGAAATTCAAGGATTGGGCGACGTTGTCGCAGCAGTTACCTCAGCAGTTGGGATTGAGCCGTGCTTAGATTGTAAGGACAGACAATTTAAACTTAATCGTTTATTCAATTTCAAAAAGGTTAAGTCGGAAATGAACGCAATTGATAAGGAGCATTTTAAAATATTCTTAGATTTTAAAGGTCAAAGGATAATCGATGGAAAACGAACTGAGTTAGTTTTTGAAGACGTAAATTATTTAAATGGTTTATATTTACACTATTTCGGTCTTGACAATTCAAATTGTCCGACTTGCTCCAAAGTTCACGAGACAATAATCAAAGATTTATATAAATTATACAATTTTGAAAGTAACTAAAAAACAACAGCAAGCCGAATTTTATCAATTCCTTGACGTTATAATCGAAAACGCACCAGCAGACCTCTCAGCGAACGAAATTTGGATGCCGGATAACTTATTCAAGTTATTAAAAACGAAGTCTTATAAGGGGTTTAAAATGTTTACTTCGATGTTTTTAACGAATAACGAGGTAATTTTAGGAAGATATAACGGCAAAGCTCAAATCAATTAATTGTTTTGGATTGAAATTATGGATAAAAGGAAATTCAACGGAGGAAATTCAACGAAAGCGGTAAGGCCTGACGACAAACGTCTAATGACAAAATCCGAAATGCAAGACACTTACGAGAGATTGAAACCTTTTTTGCCGGAGGCGATATTGCAACTCGAGGCAGCGATGCAAGCTGGAGAGAAGTGGGCAATTGAATTGTGGTTTAAATACTTCTTTGGAATGCCAAAACAAACTATCGACCAACATATAAGTATTGAGAAACCTATTTTTAATTCCTTAGACTTAGATGTTCCAGAAAACGACGGCTCAGAGTAAAATCGCCAAACTAAGAAAACGAGTTAGGATTGTGCAAGGTGGAACGAGTAGTTCCAAAACGTTTTCTATTTTACCGCTTTTAATTACTTACGCAATTGAAAATCCATTCTCGGAGATATCAATAGTTAGTGAGAGCATTCCCCATTTAAAAAGGGGAGCTTTAAAAGACTTTCAAAAGATAATGCTCCTAACTGACAATTATCGAGATGCTAATTTCAACCGCTCTTCCTTAAAATATACATTCTCTAATAATTCCTATATTGAATTTTTCAGCGTCGACCAACCCGACAAATTAAGAGGAGCGAGGAGAGATATTTTATTTATAAATGAGTGCAATAATATCGACTTTGAAAGTTATCAGCAACTCGCAATCCGTACAAAGAAATTCATATACCTTGACTACAACCCTACCAATGAATTTTGGGTGCAAACGGAACTATTAAACGATCCCGATAGCGACTTTGTAATACTTACCTACAAAGATAACGAGGCACTCGATCCAGCAATCGTTCGAGAGATTGAGAAAGCAAAAGAGAAAGCGAGTACCTCGACATATTGGGCGAACTGGTGGAATGTTTATGGACTTGGCCAACTTGGATCACTTGAGGGAGTCATATTTCAAAACTGGGAGCAAATCGATACGATACCTCCAGAGGCAAAGTTTTTAGGAAGTGGACTTGACTTTGGTTATTCGAATGATCCAACCGCTCATATTGCTGTTTATGATTACAACGGAAAAATAATCGTTGACGAGTTGATTTATTCAACCTCACTTTTGAACTCCGATATAATTAGATTGATGAGACAAGAGCGCACCGCTCCAATTTGGGCAGACTCAGCAGAGCCGAAATCTATTGAAGAGATAAGACGCGCCGGTTACAATATTAAACCGGTTGTCAAAGGAGCAGACTCAATCAATTACGGAATATCGGTATTGCAGCAAAAGGAAATCCTTGTGACAAAGTCAAGCACAAATTTAATAAAAGAGCTAAGGAATTATAGCTGGGACGTTGACAAAACTGGAAAAAAGCTAAATGTACCAATTCAAGATTTCAATCATGCCATAGACGCATTGCGTTACTTCGCAATGATGAGCCTCGCAATAAACAAATCGAGACGCTTAATAATTACGTAGCTTATTACGTGTATAAATTTAAATATTGTACGTAATAACGTACAACCAAAATAATTTTTATAAACAAAACGACATTTTTTAGTTATATATATATGAGAGTTATAATACCAACGGAATTAAAGGAAATTAAATTGTCTCAATATTTGAGATATTTAAAAGTATTAAAAGACAACCAAGACGATGAGACCTTTGTGTGCATTCAAATGGTTGCGATATTTTGTAATTTGAGCGTTGCCGATGTCATGAAAATACCAGTTAACGACTTTGCAGAAATCGGCGAGAATTTAGCTAAGGTATTGGATCAAAAACCCGAGAGAGTTAAGACGTTTAAAATGGACGGCGTTGAGTACGGATTTATTCCGAACTTAGATAAAATTACACTCGGAGAGCATGCGACAATTGACTCGTTACTAGGTAGCGATGAGAATTTAAGTTTATTGATGTCGGTTTTATATCGTCCAATTACAAAAAAGATAACTCCATTTTATCAAATTGAAGAGTACAATGGAGACGAGAGCAAAGCGGAATTATTTAACGATGTAAGAATGGACGTTGTAACCGGAGCGATACTTTTTTTTTGGAATTTAAGCAAGGAATTATTGAGCAATATCCTATTGCATTTGGAGAGCAAGGCGACGAGGGAGGGGAAATCTCTCGAGGAGGTTTTGGAGAGCGGTGGGGTTGGTATCAATCATTTGTTAGACTTGCACGTGAACTTAGACTCAAGCCTAGAGAAGTTGGAGGAGAGCCTCTTCACGAATCACTCACGTTATTATCTTACTTAATCGACGAAAGCAAAGAAGAGGCAAAACAAATTAAAAATCACTTTAAAAAATGAGAGCATTTTACCAGGCAATAGAATATATTAAGAGTACGTTGGAAAGCGCGCCTCTTTTAAATACAATAACACACGGGACAGACATAATCGACAATGTTAAGAAAAATATTTTTCCACTCGCTCATATTAATATCCTCAGCTCATCGATTGACAATGGAGTTGTTAATTTTACTTTCGAGGTGGCTGTTGTCGATATTCGTAATTACTCAAAAATAAATGCAAATGATAAATTTTTAGGGAATGACAACGAACTTGACAACCTCAACACTTGTCACGCAATCCTAAATTTTATGATTACTAAAATGAGATTGCAAAGAAATGAGAACGATATAGAATTGCAAAACGATCCAACTTTGCAACCTATTTTATTAGCTTTTACAAATGCCTTAGATGGTTGGAAATGTGATATAGAAATAAGCGTACCGAATAACGATTTTGCGGTTTGTTGTGATGGAGACTAAAAACGTACAGCAAGCGCTCAACGATTTTGGCGCGTCGGTAGTTGAGAGAGCGAGGCTTAATTTAAAAACCGGAGGACGTTATGGAACTCATAACGCATCCGGAGCATTATCGAAGTCTTTAAATTACAAAGCCAAAGAGAATAAAAACTCAATAGAGTTTGATTTTTATGCTGAGGATTATTGGGCGCAATTAGATTACGGAACGAAAGGAAACGAGTCAAGTTCAAAAGCTCCGAACTCTCCATATAAAGCAAACGCCTCGAGAGCTGCGATTGATAAGTGGGTAATTCGCAAAGGCATTCAAGGAGTGAGAGGCGCTGGAGGTCAATTTGCAAATCGAAAAATGATGGTTACTTCGATAACAAACTCGATAAATAGAACGGGTACTTACGAGACGAAATTTTTTAGAAATGCCTTTGATAATGAGTACAAAGATTTTGATAATAATATAGTTGAAAAATACGGCCTTGACTTAGAGTCGTTTTTGCAATTTACTTTAAAAGAAATATAATAATGAAAGTAGTAAAAGTAAGGAGTCCATTTATAATCCAAATTAACGAGGCGACTCAGTTAGGATCTAAAATTGAATTATTCATTTGGAATAGTGGTAGTTCAATTCCAACGACTCCGACATACACACTAAGCAAACCAATACCAACGACAAATCAAAGATTGACGAGTTACAACGTCTCAAATTTTGTTAAGGAATATATCGACAATATAGCTCCGGTTTATGTCAGTACAATTGCTCAAGAAAATGTCATTAATTGGGCGTTATTTAGAGTCAAAAGATATTGGGACAACGACGGAACTTATACTTTATTAGATACAATTGATTACGTTGGAGTTAATGGATTTTCAAATTATATGGACGGATTGCAAGTTGCAACCGAAACGAGAGTAATGCCGTTATTTAATTCAGAAATAAAAAATAATTATCAAATAAAAAGTACATATCCAACCGGAGACACTCAATATTTAAATGTATTTTTTGATTTTCAAAATGTAGCCGATCAATTAGACGTTGTTTATTCAACAATTGACGGGAGTTCTTATGATTTTACTCTTTCTTATGATAATTTAATTGGGGTTTTATTATTTAAAATTCCAATCACCTTAGTAAAAATAAATGGAAATTTTATAAATGGATGTAAGGTTGACATAACTTTTACGCCTCAAAGCGGTAGCGTTTTTAACGATGATTTTTATACTTATCCAATATGCGAGCCAAAATATACTCCGGTACTTTGCGACTTTATTAATCGTTTTGGAGGTTGGCAGACTTTGACATTATACAAAGCACAAACGAATAGTTTAAGCGTAAAAAATGAAGACTATAAACTTAGTCCAAAAGAAGTTAATTATAATCCATTGAGAGGGCAAAAGAGATCATTCAATTTTATAGGAACTCAAAATATAAAAACCAATACGGGTTGGATTGATGAGAATTATAACGAATTAATTACCGACTTACTTTTGAGCGAGAAAGTTTTAATAGATAACAAACCGGTGATTTTAAAAACTCAAGGAACGGAATTAAAAACAAGGGTAAAAAATAGACTTATCAATTATGAGCTTGAGTTTGAGTTTGCATATAATTTAATTAACGACGCAATCTAAATGAAATTAAATTTAGCTTTATTTTTAGAAACTAATAAATACACAAATATAACTCTCTCAACGATTGACTCATTTAAAAATAGAGTTGAAACCAACGGAGGAACTTTTGAGGCTGAAAGTTGTTTAAATAGTACTTTAAACTCTCTCGGTGGAGTCTTTGGAATAGGTAACGTTTATAATAGGATTGATTTATTCAGCGATGAGACTATCTCAATCACTCAAGTGATCCAGGACGTCAAAGATATAAGCCTAATTTTTACGAATTTTACTAAGACATTTACCATTCCGGCAAGTGAGGAGAATAATAGACTCTTTAAACATTATTATAACTACGATATTGACGGAGGATTTGATGCGAGAATTAAGATAAACGGGTATATTGAGATTGACTCCAACCGATTTAATAGCGGAAAGGTAAAACTTGAGGGCGTTGAAATAAAAAATAATCAACCTTACGCCTATAAAGTGACGTATTATGGTGACACAATTAACCTAAAAGACGTTATCGGAGAGGATAAATTGAACGCTTTGCCTTTGTCAAACTATAATTTGACTTATAATAATACAAATGTAAAGGCAAAATTACAAGTTAATCCAACGACAACCGATATAATTGCTCCATTTATATCGCATACAAATCGATATTATTTTGACAGCTCAAGCGGACACGCTGAGAACGAAAATAATTTATTTTATCAAAGTGGAGGGACTCACGAACATGGACTTTTATGGAGTCAATTAAAATATGCGATAAGATTGGACGCAATTGTTCAAGCTATTGGCGTTCAATACGGCTTAACTTTTAGCGATGATTTTTTTAATAGTTCTAATTTGGATTATTATAATTTGTTTATGTGGTTGCATAGAGCAAAAGGACCAGTCCAAGGAGTTGATGCTGGAATTTTACCTCCGAGCTTAATAACGACGTGGGACTTTGGTAGTGAGATTGGAGTTCCTGAGGCTTTTTATGACGGACCGGCATTTATAAATATAACAACAACCTCAACAACTGACTATCGATTTATAATTTTTAGAAACGGATCTTTGTATTGGCAAAGTAATAATTTAAACGGATCTCAATCAAATTTAGGTATTGCAAATCTATATTTAGCTGGTAATTATCAATTTTACATACAAAGCCAGGTTGTTATTACTATTGATAATATTGCAATGTCATTAGGGTATGTAACTACTGATGAATTTAATCAACCGGAAACTAGATACAGTAATTATTATGCGAGTATTTTCAACACAAATGCCACTTTCATTTTTGATATTGCTCAACAAATTCCGGAGATTAAAGTTATCGATTTTTTAAGTGGTATTTTTAAAATGTTTAATTTGACGGCTTACGTTGAAAATGGAATTGTAGTTGTAAAAACTCTTAATGATTTTTATGCGACTTCGGAAGTTTTCGACATTACTCAATATATTAAAGTCGATAGCAATAGCGTAAATGTAGCTTTGCCATTTAAACAAATAGAGTTCGGATTTGAGGACACAAAAACTCTTTTGGCTTTAAAACACAGCCAACAATTCAACTACGATTGGGCAAAGGAGATTTATAACGAACTCCCAGAAATTGAGGGCGGAATTTATAAAGTAACTCTCCCGTTTTCTCACTTTAAATATGAGAGATTATTCGACGTAAATGGCGGAACAACTCCTTTGAATATTCAATGGGGATATTCGGCAACGGATAACTTTAATGCTGCGACGGGTAATTATGAGGCAGCCTTAGGAAAGCCTCTTTTATTTTATCCGATATTAGTCACCGGAGTTTCAAACATGTCATTTAGGCCAACCACTTCGACGCACGAACAAATAACGTCTTATATAGCTCCATCCAACTCTCGAAGTTTTGATCCAAACGTAAGTAAGTCAAATATCAATTTTAAAGCTGAATTAAACGAGTGGACTTTTAGCAATGATTTCACAGACACTTTATTTTTAAAATATTATCAGGATTATATTATGCAAGTTTTTAACCCTAAAAATAGACTGACAAAAATCAAAGCGATTTTGCCTTTGTCGATACTCTTAAATTTTGAGTTAAACGATAGGTTTAAAATTGTGGATCGTCTATTTAGAATTAATAAAATTACAACTAACCTAACAACTGGAGAGAGTGACATTGAACTCTTAAACGAATTATGATAAATAATATTTTAGAAATGCTTAAGCACGCTGAGCAATACGAACACAATGAAATAATCGCAAGCGCTAAGGGAAAATTTGAACTTAAAAAAAACTATTTACAACAATTTAAAGACTTATTAAAATGGCGATTGAGAAAGTAATTGACATAAAAATTGAAAGCAACGCGGACGAAAGGGTTGGAAGTTTACGATCACAATTAAGAGAGGCTCAGGCAGACGTCGCCGCCTTATCGGAAAAATTTGGAGTTACTTCAAAAGAGGCGATTGAGGCAGCAAAAAGAGCCGGTCAATTAAAGGATCAAATCGGAGACGCAAAAGCGTTAACGGATGCCTTTAATCCGGATGCTAAATTTAAGGCGTTGAGTTCCTCGTTGGCTGGAGTTGCCGGAGGTTTTGCAGCGCTTCAGGGTGCGCAATCATTATTCGGTAGTCAATCAAAAGAAGTAGAACAAACGCTTTTAAAAGTTCAAAGCGCAATGGCCTTATCTCAAGGGTTGCAAACTATTGGAGAGAGCGTTGACTCATTTAAACAATTGGCAGCCGTTGCAAAATCTTATTCAATAGTTCAAAAATTAGTTACCGCCGGTCAATGGTTATGGAATGCGG